CTGGCGGGCACGTCCTGAAACCATACATGCCTGGCCCGCAATACAACCCGCTTCCGCATTCTACGCACTGCCCGCTGCTGCACCCGCAGCCAGGCGCACAATCCGCAACGCCGTTCGGACACGGGCCAGAGCACTTGCCGCAGCAACACGCTGCGCTGGTGGCTATCTTGCCTCCGGAAAGCAGCAGCTTGCCGTCTTTGAAAATGGGTGATGTCATGGCGACGAAGGAGTGGTCGGGCAGGTGGTTGTTTCGAAGATGGTGACCGTGCCGCTGGGCTCGTGCGGCAACGCGTAAAGCGTGTCGTAGCTATATTTGAGGGAGGTGCCATCGAAGGCGATGCTGCGCACTACAGTGTGAGCCTTCGTTGCCACCCATTTCGCGCAGCCGTTGACGTTGACAAGCACCTGGGGCCCGCCTCCCGGCCCGGCTGCGGAGCCGTCGTCAAAGAACGCCGCCGGCATGGCGTACCCGCAGTTGGCGTCTGGCAGCCATTGCAGGCAACCGTCTGTGCCGTGAGCCAAAAGCTGGAATCGGGCGTTCGTGTAGCCGGTCAGGTCGGACACGAGCTTGCCATTCAGAGAAGAAAACGCCACGCAATCAGATGCGGCCTGAATCTCTATGGCGTAGTAGGTTGCCTCCGGGCTGCCCTCTTGGTCGATCGGGTCAAGGTTGACGTCAAATCGCGTCCCGAAGTCCCGCAGCGGCTCGGAGCGCAGCGTCCACGCATCGTCCGGAAGGTCCGGAACAACGTCCTTTGTGCGAACGGCGTACAGAACGTGCTTGGTCGAGGACGTATTGGGAACAGAAGTTGTCAGGTTCATGACCTTGACGGTCTGTTCCGTCAGTGACTGCGGCCACAGCTGGCGAACGGTTTTTTCCTCGCCAACCGGCCAGCCCCCAGTAAAGGTGCCGATGCGGAAGGTGTTGAGGAACTGCGACTCCAATCCTCTTCGGCCGAACACCGGCACCCGCTTGCGCGTTGCCCGAAGCCCGTTCTTGTCTTCGGATATGCTTTCCACAACAGCCGTATCGACTGTCGGGACCGTGTCGATGCGGTCGCTTGCCATGTCCCACGCTTTGATGCGGGCGTATTTGACTTGCAGCCCAACTCCCTCGACGAATCGCACGTCCGTCACGACGTCGTAGTCAGAGCGGTTCGTCATCTGGAGGTTCCACAGCACCTCCCTGTCTGTCTCCTGGATGTCCAGGCGAGCGGTGCCGTCGTTGTCGTTCACCTGCGCGCGAGGCGCCTTACCAACGATCTGGTTGGTGGCTGGGCTGAGCATCGCCAGCGGCAAGCCGGCTGGTGGCATTCCGGCTACCACGCTGCGGACATTGACGATCGCCGCGTCTCCGCGCCCCACAACGTCCGTCAGCGCGCCGCCGGCCACGCGGAACGTGCCGTCAGTCTCCTGCGGCGCGATTCCCACGACGACGTTGGGCTCCTGCTCGTTCTGTCGCCGGCGCTCAGACTGGTCGCGAGTGGAGGGCCGATGATCGGGGTCATCCTGTGTGGCGTCGAGGTTCGGGAAGCGCACCTTGCGGTCTTCGGGCGAGACGTAATCAAAACCAGAAGGCGTCGTGTCGATCTCGACGGCACCGGCGTGCCGCATGCCGAGAAGGCTGTTGCCAAGAATGTTGGCAATGCTGGTTGCGGCGTCTTGGTCTAGGCCGGCACTTACCAACGCCTTGCGAATGGCGGCGCGCTGCTCGCTGAACGCGCTCATTGCGGTGGCGCCTCCGCGCTGCGTGCTGTGCCGTACACATCCACGTCATAGATCACCACCGGGTCGCTGAGCGTGCGTGCCCCAAGAAGCTCGACGGCGACGTGCCTGTCGGCGGAGGCGATGGTGTCAAGCGTGCGCCCGGCAAACACGCTCTTGGCAAACCCAGAGTCCGAGCCCGTTCTCGCCGTCAAGGCTCCCATGTCGATGCGGGAGGCGCCGTCTGCCTTGCTCGTCTCAAAGCCGACCCCAAGACCATAGCTTGCAGCCAGCGGGCGAGGATGCGGTGCGTTGTTGTGGTACACGCGCATGGCAAGCTCGCACGCCCCAGACTGCGGCCTGTAGGTGACGCTGATGTCGCGAGCCTGACTGCTACCGCCACCGCGAGAGGTCATGTCAGTCGGGTACTCGCTGGCGCCTGTCTTGTACCTGTATGCGGGGTGCATGCTTGTGTCTTCGTCCATTCCCGTCACCTCGAAGGTGGCGGCGGCAGCAACAGGGTTGTCGGAGGTGGGATCGTCCGGCGCAGAGATACTGAGCGCGCCGCCATCCTCGTAGCCATAGCCAGTATTGACAATCCAGATGCCAGCAAGAGAGCCGTCCCCAGACAGTACGGCCTGGAACTCCGCTCCCGTGCCTCCTGGAGCGGTGACGGTCGGGGGCGTGCGATACCCTGACCCTCGCGAGGTCACCTTGACGGAGGTTACGGCGCCACGTCCTGCGTCAACTGCCCCTTCGTCCAGCAGATAGGCGCCGCCGTGCCCTGCGTACACGCCACCAAACTCGCCCCCCTCAAGCTCAGACCTGGCCACGCCTGAGATGCGTTGCGGGTATCGCTCCGTCCACCACGTGTTGCTTGCGATACTGAAGCACAAGGCTCGAGTGGGAAATATCTCGCCGTTGTCTTGCTTGAACGCCACAAACGCTCGCAGCACCTTTGCGACCGGATCGACGGCGAGGAAGTTCCACGTGGCGCTCTCAAAGCTGATCTGCTCCCGGAACAGATTGCCTATAGGTGCAGACAAATCCTTGACGCCCTGCGAAGGGGAGAACGCATAGATGCCGTAGCGGTCCATGACATAGCACACGCCCTCGTGGATGTCCCAGCATCTCTGATTCAAGCACCCCCTGTTCGCCACCGGCGTGACGTCTGCGTCGCGCAGGGGCTGCTTGGAGAACGTGACGGAGTATGCGTGGCGAGACTGCATCACAAGGAGTGCAGTGCCAAATGGTATCAATGCAGAGATGGCATCCGTGTCGCGAGAGTTCTGCTGGAGCACGAACTGATTGATGTCAGGAACGCTTTCTGGCTCGTCCACCTCAGAGAAATACAGGGTGTTCGGCTCCTCGCCGCTGGTGTCCACGCCATACCAGAAACGATCTTGGTAGCGGACAACCACTGCCTTGTCGTCGGGCGGCGGCGTAAACCGCATGGCGTTCAGGTCGCCATTTGGTAGCACGATAGGCATGGCGGCATATCCCGCACGATCGGGATTGCGCACCTCCTCGTCCGTGAGGTCGTCCACAAACGACAGCACGCCGCCAGCGCCGCCGCCGACAAACGACGCTGCCGTCGCCACCCTGTACAGCATAAGCGCCTGGTTGCTGGTTGTGCGCCATAGCTCAACGGTCAGCGGGCGCTCAGGCGGCTCCTCTGCCAGCTCGTCGTGCGGTGGCGCAACAATCCATGTCATGGACGCTTTGCCGTCGCCGGCATCGACCTCCTTGACTGGAGACAGGCTGCTTGGGATCGGCCCGCCCTTGCCTTCGGGCGTGGCATCGACGTAGCGGTAGTAGCATTGGTACTTGCCTCGCAAGTGCGGGCGAGCAACTGCAAATGCCTCCGCGCCACCAGCTACGGCCACAACGGCCGGCGTGGTCTTGTAGCCGCCTCCGCCTGACTCCAGCCGGACCGTGCCAATGGCTCCGCCGGCCACTGTGGCTGTGGCGTAGGCGCCGAACCCGCTGGCAGACGTGATCTTGATGTCGGGAGCCACTACATAGCCACTGCCTCCAGCAGCCTTAGTGATGCTCTTGACGGTGAATCGCGGCGTGGATGTGTTCTTGGCGTGTCCCGGAGGATAGCCCTCGATGATTACGCGTTTGTAGGCCAGCCCGCTGCTGCCGGTGATGGTTATGGTTACGGGGTCGGTTTCCGAGTACCCCGACCCCCGCGCGGCCACCTTGACCGACTTCAGAAAACAGGCCGAATTGAATAGCGTAGTGCAGGACTGGGTGTTGGGCGAAGTCAGGACGCAGTTGGCATAGTAGAGGCCCTGGCCCGAGAAGTTGACGACTGCCTTTGCGCCAGAGCCAGTCGCGCCGCTGACTGTGTATGAAAGAGCCACCTGCACGGTGGCGATGTTTCCTGCGGCTCCGGCAGGCGTGCTGGGGTCAAGCTTGGACGCTCCCGTCCACAGTGTCAGCGTGCGCACTATGGTGTTTGAGCCGTTTGTTATAGGAATCTCTACAGAGCCCCACGCTCCGTATTGCGTGCGCTGAAAGTTGGCGTACCCGTCTTCGTCATCAAACGGCGGGCCTTGCAGAATTTCGTAGTGCGTGATGGACGTTGGGTCTGGCGGATCGCCGTCCATCACGGCGACCAGATTGGCGCCGGTGCCATGCGTTGCGCTCAAAGACACGGAGGGCGGGGCTGTGTAGTTCTTGCCGCCGTCGATGACGCGGATTTCGCGAACTGACGCCTGGTCGAGGTAACTTTGCGCGGTCGCCGCGCGGAAGCCACTGGCCGGGATAAGGTCGGAAGAAAATGTCACAGCCGGCGGGCGGTTGTACACAGCCCCCGACTTCTGAACGTCAACGCGCGCCACGTAGTACCGCACGCCCGCCGACAATTCGAACGACGGGGCGGTAGCTGGGGCCGGTATCCCAGCATCCGAAGCACCAAGAACCACACCTCCGTCGAGGCCGGCCCATCGCTTGGGCTGCACGCCGCCGCCCTGGGCGATAATCATCTCGCCGTACCGTCCCTGTGCCACCGACACCGGGACGTCTGGGTCAAGTCCTTCGGCTATGGTCGAAGGATCGGGCATCAGTCTGGCGCCTGAGGTCCAAGAGCGAACTGCCCCACGTAATTACTTGCCACTTGCTCGCCGTTGGCCGTGACGGCAGGCGTTACAGGCGCTGTGGGCGCGGGGCCAGCGTGCGGGCTGATAAGCAGCACGAGGCTGCCTTCCGAAGTCAGGGCCAGCAAAGCCCTGTCGGTGGGCGTGGCGTACGGCAGCAGGTCGCGAATCTCTTCGGGGGCCGTATCGTCATCTTCTCCAAACACAACTGCCCGCATGCCGCCGCGAGATGTCAGCTGTCCCGGAATCGCCGTAGACAAGTTGACCTGCTCGACGGATGCTCCAGGAGCGAGCACGTAAGGGCTGGCGTCTGTAACCAGCCCCGCCCACTGTTTCTGCGCCATGACTACACCCCCGTGTCCGGGCCGCTCGGGCTGTAGTAGCCAAGCTGGCGAGCCGATCCTGCAAACGGAGGCGCCTGCAAGTCTGGGTAGCGATCTGTGCCGGTGCGCCGCCCGCTAATTGGCGCCACGACGTCGGATTCCATGGCCATGCGAAGATCGCGCTGGTACACGCCCATTGCGCCCTCCACGTTCTTGCCCATAAGGCGCGCCAGCCAAACCTCTGCGCACGACAGGACGGCGGTGAACATATTTTCGGACACGTCCAGATAATCGGAAACCACCGTCTTGGCGCCAGACGGAATCGTGCCGACAAGACTGCCCGTTACGCCGATGATCTCCTGCGCCGAGTATGGGTACACGCCAAACAACGACTCGGGATAGTTCGCGCTTGTTCCGTACCTTTTGACGGCCCCGCTTGGCGCAAAGCCGGACGTGCGGCAAATGGTTTCGTAGCCCATGTAGCGCAGCGGCTGTGGCTTGCGCCGGTAGGTGTACGCAAAACCACTGCTCCCGCCGTTTGGCGTGCCGGCGATTCGCAACTGCCAGCGGTCCGGAAGGGCTGGGTCTTTCATCACCGTCCAGTAAATGGGGTCGCCAACCGAAAGCGACCAGGACTCCAGCTTTTTCCATTCCGCTGGAGTAATGTAGGAAGTGACCGTCACCCTATCGGGCGGAATCACGGCATCCACGTTGTTGACGTTGGCCGGAAGCGTAAACGTCTTCACGCCATCGCCGCTGCCGGCTGAGTCATCGCTCAGCGCCGCGTCGGTCACGTACCACAGCCAGTCTTTCGCAAACGCCACGTCGCGATACGCATGGTGTGCGGCTGCCCGCAAGACGCGGTGCTCGCTGTCTTGCGACCCACCGCCGGTCGATGCCATCAAGTATTCGATGATGTCTTGAGCTGCGTAGTACATAATTTACCCCTGTGCGCGACCCTAGCCCTTGACGCTGATCCGAACAGACGCCGTGCCTGCATTCGTGACTGCCACCACGTACGGCGCAGCAAACGCAGCGTCCGGAATGGCGTAGGCACGCCCGGCAGTAACGGCGGTCGTTATGGCGGTCGCGCCGTCGTACAGGGGGCGCGCGTCTGCGGCGCTGTCAAAGGCGACGTGCCACGCCAGCGTGGTGGCGCCGCCGGCCAGCGAATCCACAATAATGACGCCGCCAGCGGACGCCCCAAACGGAAGCTTGGGGCTCGTTGATGCGGAAGCCGTGAGCGTGAACGGACCGGACACTGAATTGAGTCGCTCGATCTTGTTAGCCATCACTTCTTCCTTTTCCAGTGGGGCACAATGCGGTCCTTCACCTTCTCGACGGCCTCCCCTCGTTTCAGCTTGGGATTGGCTTTCATCTCTTTGCGGACGTGCTCGCGCAGGATGCGGGGGTTGATGTCGATTTCTTTTGGCGGGCCTTTCTCTGGCGGCACGTAGTCCACGATCCCATGCACCTCAAGGTCGCGCTTCTTCGCCACCTTGAGAATGTCGCTTGTTGAGTCCACCCAAGCCTCCGGGTCAAGATGCGCTCGCTTGTCGGCTATCCCGCCCATGTAAAACTTGCCTTCCGTGCTGATGCCAGCCGCCTTCGCCTGCCGCACCAGCCATTCGGCCTGCTTCCTTGGCAGGGCGTTGAGCCACTCGCCAGCCATGCGGCCCTGCATGAACGCTCGATCCGTGCCTCTCGTGCCGGGAGGGGCCCGAAGGGCGCACATCTCTGCAAAGCGGGGGCTCTGGCCGTCCTGCACCATGCGGGCATAGTGCGACCGCACCTCAGGCGAGGCGGAGGCAATTTCCGGCGGCAGGTCGATAGCGTTGTTCATGGCACCTATTGGTTTGTGTCCTCTCACGGCTGCATTTCTGACGGCACCTGCGGAATGTCGGCAGGCATGGCACCTGGAGGCAGCGGCACCTCAGAGCCCCCACCCGCCCCCTCCGGGCCAGCTGGCGGCTGCCGGGATGGGTCAGGCACGGGCGGCGCCGGAGGGGGCGGAATGAGATACGGCTTGGCGTCGATGTCGAGGCTGTCGGCCCAGTCGGTGATGAGGGCGTTCAGCGGGTCCACGACCCCCATCGGCACCAGCCCTTGCAGGATCGGACCAAGCGTCTGGAGGGCGGCCTGCATCTGCTCGACGCGGGTCGCCTTGTTCGGCTTGCGAGCACTGCCCGCCTCGATGCGGTACTCGAACTCGCGGGCCAGGACTGCCGGGTCCAGGGGCTTCACGTGCTGAGCCCATGCCGCAGCGCCCAGAGGCCCGATGACCGGCTCGACGTCCTGCGGCTCCAAGAGCCACCGGGCCGCAAACGCCTCCCTGCGAGCCAGCAGGCTCATAGAGTCTTCGAGCCTGTTCGCCATGTCGTCTGGGCGTACCGATAGCTGCTCCGCCTTCACGGTCGCCTCTGTGGCGCTCCGTATCTGGCTGGACGTCATGGCGTAGGCCAGCTCGGTCAGGCCGACACGCTTGTCGAACATGCCGGTGACGGCCTCCAGAATCTTCCACAACTCCGGAGAAACCTCCGGCATCTGGAACACCGAGATGAGATCGTTCACGCTGCGGCCCAGCGTTTCGCTGATCTCGACAACCTTGAATCCCTTTTCCGAGCCAGCAAGGATTTGATCCTTGATGTCCTGGTCCGCAGCCTTGCTGACGCCCAGCAGCGTCTCGCAGCTGACTGCCACACGCTGGGCGATGAACGACAGCGCAAAGTTGATGAACCGCAGCTCGCCAATGCCGGGCTTGATGTGCGAGATGGGCCAGATGTAGCCGGGCTTCCGGTGGAAGTCGAGCGGCACGAACGGCCAGCCATTTGCCTCAGCCCAGAACGGGATGGGCCACTGCACCGCACGGAACAGGTCCGGAGGCACGCCGGCCGATTCCTCGACAGGAGCCTGAAGCATTGACGGCGGCATGTTGAGGGGGAAGTTCACGCCCTCGCACACCACTAGGTAGCAGTTGTCGCCAAGCCCGTCGAAGGCGCCGACAAGGTCTTTGGGCATGTCCTTGAGCCGGTCGCCCAGGCCCGTCTTGCTCCAAATCTTCCAGTACGTCACCAGCTCGTTGCTCTTGCCTACGCGGCGGCCCTTGTAAGGTGCATCCTCGTCGCTGAAAATCTGCTGATCGGCCTCCGAGTCGATCGGCTTGACGCCTTCCAGGTGGCCCTTCAGCTGCTCCCGATCCAGGCCGTACTGGCGCGCCACGACGTCGATTGGATGCGTGCAGCGGCGGGCGCACCACGTGATGTCCTCGATCTCGGTGGCGTCTGGGTCCATCGTGAAGTTGTCGACGCTGTCAGCGAACGAACCCACGAGTGCCATGTTCGTTCCGGGAAGCTGCACCAGCTCTGTCCACCAGACGCCCATGCCTTTGATGATGGCCTCGTCTACCACGCGACGGCTGTGCGTCTTGAGGTCAAGCTCGTTGGGCGTGTAGTTCAAGTAGCGCTCCATCAGCAGGGCAGCCACCCTGCGAACCTCCGACAGGCGCATCGTCTCTTGGGCCGCCTGCTGGTACGCCATCATGCCGGCGTCGTCCACGACGCCTACCACCTCCGGCGTCACGAACGGGTACTTGGCCGGCGCGACCGTACGCACCGGATTTCGGTGGTAGATCACGCTGCCGAACAACTTTACGGCCTCAAACACACGGTTGCACTGCATCCGGAACGCAGGCGGCGCAATCGTGCGGTTGTAGCCGTACTCGTGACGGGCGTATGTGTCACGCCAGAACCAGTTGTGAGGGCCGTCGAAGAAGCACATCGCCTCCTTCGCGTCTTCCGTGAAGGGGCGCTTGTGCTTCAGAGACAGCTCGATCTTCTTGATCCAGCCCTGCGCAATGGAGCGCAGTGCGTCCTCACCCGTTCTTGGTTCCACCGTTTTGCTTCCTTGCAAGGGCAACCTGTTCCGTCAGGCTGGCGATCTGAGACATTAGGCCATCGAGCTTCTTCAGCTGAGCCGTCTGCGGAGAAAACTCCCAGCAGCCCCACTGGCGCCAGTCGGGGTTCTCCTGAAGGCCCGGATCGTCGCGGTGGCGCACCGAAGGCTTCTCCTGAAACCCCGTCAGCGGGCTGAACGTAAGCACGCAAATCGTGTTGATGCCCGGACGCTGCACCACCCACCCCAGAACCGGCTCAGCGCACGTGAGCGGGTCGTGATACCAGTAGACGCTGTCGCCAATCCGGATAGTCGGCGGGCTAAATGACTCGGCTTCCATACCTTGCTCCTGACTGCGGGCCTAAGAAAATGAAGTCGTCGGCTTCTGCTGACATGCGTTTTTTGCGCTTCCGCATCCAGTCGACGTACCAGGGTTCGGGACCGACCTCTAATCTAGGCTTGTGGTATCGCGGTCGATAGGCACACAAATACTCAAGGCACTGGCAGGCATGGACCTCCCCTCGCGTGTTCGGCTGGTCGGTGACCACGTACGTGCCGGCCACAAGTTGCGTCTTGTGCTTATATCGCCGCAGTTCGCGCTCCAGGTCGGGGCAGGCGTGGTGCAGAACGCGCAGGGTCGGGGTGCCCTCTGGGCGTATGTGCAGGTAGTTCCGAACGGCCGACATGCGGGCCTGCACGTCATCGCAACCTGCGATAAAGCTATGGCCCGTCGTCTCGCTCGAGACTCCCTGCTTCTTCAGCTCCTCCGTGTACAGCTCAACCGGAAGGCGGCCCGACCCGATTTCCCGCAGCCGGCCGCCGTGCATGTCGATAAGGAAGGCGTAGAAATTCTGCCCCACGCACTTGTCCTTCATCTTCTCGCCAAAGACGATGGCGTTGCAGTTGCGGATGTACAGCTGGTCGTACACCAGCAGCATGGACTCGTCCGGCGGTACTGCCGCGAACAGAACCGACGTCACGGCGTGCCCTGGATCAATCGCCGCATATCGGCACCAGTCGGCGGGTACGGTCAAGTTCTCTAGCTGTGTTCGGTCGTACCCGTGAACGTGCATGGCGAATGTGGGATAGCAGAGGATCGAGTCGCTGATGAACTCGCCCTCGCTGCGCATGCGCAGGACGTCCTCTCCCAGGGCAGCCCACGATTCGATACGCTTCCGCTTCTCCTCGTCTGCGATGTGCGGGTTGTCGAGAAACCGCAGGACAAACTTCACGATGTCCGGGCTATCGGCCCCCGCCTCCGCCAGCTTGTCTGCCCGCTCTGCAAGGTTCTGGAGCGAGTCATTCCGGGAGTGCGGCATGGCCGACCAGGACAGCACGCCCCTGCGGTCCGATAGACGCGCCTGCATTTCGGGAATCCACGCATCTCCGTTGTTCACGTCTTCGTCGATATGGACCCTGTTCGCCTGCCAGCCCTGCGGGGGCTCTCCCTCAGATGAGAAAAAGTAAATCTGCCAGCCGTTGGTCAGCGTGCAGGACTGGATGTAGCGAGCGGACTTCAGGATCCACGACTTCTTGGCGACCATGCGTGGCGGAATGAGAGGCGGTGCCGGCTTGGCCTCCTTTTCTCGATCGGCATCCGCCTGTGGGTTGTAGGCTCGCCATTCGCCAGTTTGGGAATCGCGAATGATCTTGAACGCCCCAGCCATGAACAGCATTGGGTAGACGACGAGCCCGATGTGCTTCCAGTCTTTGCCGACAATCGCCAGAATCCCGTCTTTCTCCGGGTACTTCTGGTACGGGTCTTTGCCGCAGACTGCGCGGGCATCTTCTACGAACGTGCAGAGGCTCTTGCCTGAGCGGTTGCCGCCGATAACCAAGATTTCACTGGCCTTGCTCCGATGCACCTCGTCCTGCTTCGGCGTCGGCCTGTACAGCTTCAGCGCTTCGATCCGGCGGCTCGCCAGCTCCGCCTGCATCTCCTTGAGTTCGCTCTGCTGGAACGACCCCAATCGCTTGACGGACGGCAGCGGCGAAATCGGAGGGGGTTTGCGGCGTGACTTGGACATTGAGGAATCCTCCTTGAATGCTCATGGCAATGCGGCTGAGTCGCTGATCCAGCTCCGACTCCAATTCGTCGTCGGACCACTGGGTCAGCGGCTTCTTGGCCCCGCCCAGTTCTGTGTTCTTCGTGACCAGCCGCACGATCCCTTCGAGCAACTTGGTGCGATGCGACCCGCCGGGAGGGGCGTCGAAATACTGCTTGACCATCATGGCGGCGAAGCCAGACGAGCCTCCGAAATACTCCATCAGCCGCTCCAGCAGTTCACTGGAGTGCGGGATGTTCTCCCCGCCCCTGCCGGCGGCAGCGGTGAAGGCATTGAGCGCCCCCTGCTCGATGGCAGCCATGTCCCGCTTCTTCTGCTTCAACTTCTTGCCGCGATTTACCTTCGCGCGGCATATGACGCAGCGGGCGTCCCACGACCCGTCTTTCTTGACGCGGAAGTGGTTTCTGGAAAGCGGAAAAGACTGGCCGCAGTCAGTGCAGGTCTTGTCGCTCATCGTTGTCCCCTCAACCCGTCGAGAAGGCCAGGCCGCTGGGAGGATGCGCCTGCACCGATCAGCGTCGACTCAGCGATCCGCCCTGCTCGATTCGTGCTTCCGGCAGCAGCTGCGACAGACCGCATTCCAGGCACACCCATGCGTCACCTGTCAGCTTGCGGCACGGACGAGATCATCGGAGCCATGCCGTCCTTCGGGGTTGGTACGCTGCCGGCCCCGACTTCGCGCTTCACCTTCAAGTCCTCAAGCTCGGGAAAGTCGAGCAGGCCCGCCTTGTGCAGCTGCGCCACGATCGCCTGACGGTCAGGCTGATCGAACTGGCTCATCGGGCTAGATTGATTCGGCAGAGGCATGGAAGAAAGCCCTGGACTCAAAAGAAAGGCCGCAGGGGGGCGTCCTGTCCCTCCTGCGGCCAAACGTCGCGACGTTGATGACGAGAATCAGAAGCCCGCATTCGTGCGCACAAGAATCCGCCCGGAGGTCGTAGCGCTCGTCTCGATGGCGAAGCCGAGCTGGGCGTTGGCGCCCTGCGCGGCAGCCGAACCAGCCGTTGCAGAAGGGCCGTAGGCCGCACCGGCCGCCACGCTGGTGGCGGTCTTCGTCACCGTCGAGGGACCACGAACCACAAGCCAGAACACCTCGTTATTCGGCACGCCAGCAGCCGGGAGGTACTCGTCCACCACGCCCATGAGCGTAGTGTCTGCAACCGCCAGGCCGTCCACCTCCGTCAGGAGCGCCGCGTTCTTGAACTTGGCGACCGCACCGGGAAGGATGGCAGAGCCGCTCGTGTTCTTCACGGCGATGCACTCGACCGTCCGGTTGCTTTTGAGAACGCCGGTCTTCGGGTCTTCGTCGCGGAACACCTTGCGGGTGCCGGTGACGTTCGAGCCGTCGCCAACGTCGGACTCATACGCCGCGATCGTAATGCCAAGCGTCTGGCCACGAGCAAAACCGGGATCAGCAGTCAACGTACTCATCTGCTAGGAAACTCCTTCTGGGTCAGGCGAGGGCGGCGAACTTCACGAAGTTGCGGGGCGACTTCATCTTGATGTTGGCGAGGACCGACACGGCGTACCTGTACGCGGAGAGTTCCTCGTTGTAGAACGGTCCCTCCGCTTCCATCAGCTGGCCGGTCATCACCTTCATTTCCATGTTGCCGATCGAGAGGGCGTACCCGACACCGGCCGGCACGGCGTAGTCCGACGCGGTTTCGATGCCGTCGATTTCGACCACGTCCCCGAAGCCGTAGGACTTCAGGCCGTTGGTCTTCGACACGATGGCCCGCTCGCGAGAATCCAGTCGGTTCAGGAACTGAATGTAGAGCGACCGATCCAGAAGGATCATGTCGATCTGGTTCTCGCGGGTGTCGTTCCGCTTGGCGTGGTTCACCGACTCGCGGATCGCCTCGATGCACTGATCCTTCCACGTGGCGGTGGCGCCGCCGAAGTAGGTGCTGGTGTAATTGCAGACCAGCGGCGACCAAAAGTCGTACTCCGGATCAGCCGGAACTCTCGGCCACGAGCCGGCCGCCAGCTGCGAGCCGGCGTACTGGCCGAGCCCGGTCTTCAGGCCAGCGTACTCGTCGGCCGGGAACCCGAACGGATCGGCTGCGTTGGCGGTCCGCTGCGCGCCGCTGGTGACGTTGACCGTGCCGTTCACGGCGAACATCGACTCGAGGCCCATCCAGCGGTTTTCGTTGCCGCTGGCGTTGCCGTCGATGAACACCTCCTTGCTGAGGTGCGACTCCATCGACTCCCGCAGCCGGTTCGCCATCTTGCCGGCGACGTCGATCAGCTGGGCCTGTCCGCGATTTTCCAGCATCTCGCGCTTGCTGATCTGATCCGTCACGGAATAGCCGCGATACGGCAGATACGCTCGCTGCCAGAGCGCGTGGCGTGCAAAGACTCGCGGCGACTCGCCGGTGTACGACGACACCGGAACGTCGCGGTAGCGGACCTGCCAGTCAAAGCCACGACCACCTTGATTCATGGCGACGTTGCCGTTCGCCTGAAGGGCAGCGAAGACCTTGTACTTCCGGAAGGTGGTCTGCTCTTCTTCCTTCAAATGCAGGGTCAGGGTCGTGCCAATAGAACGAGCCCAGTCAACGCTCGACGCCATCTGTGGTTACCTTTCAGGAAGAGATGCCGTCTCGCTGAAGTTGCTTGGCGAGACGCTGCTCAAAAGTCATCGGTGCCTGTGGTGCGCGAGGGTCGCTGGTTCCCGCGCTCCTGCTCGGATTGCGAGAGGCTTCCCTCCTAAGGAACTCTATGTCTTTCTGGGCCTGACTTGGTGCATCGGCAGAAGCAGAAGGAGGCGCAGAAGGCGCAGCGGGAGCGACGGGCGCAGGTGCGTTTTGCTGCGGTAATCCAGCCTCAAACGCACTGCGCTGGGCCTTCTGCGCGTTCATCGCACGCACTTTGTTGTGGAGGTCTAATTCCACTTTCATCGTGGCGTATTCCCAGCGCCCCTCAGGGCTCTGAATGCCCGCCCTGGCGGCCTCGTTGATGTACGCCTCGACGGCTTTGCCCTCTTCGGTGGGCGTCCTTCCATCGGCCTCGTACAGCCAGTCGCGATTCTGCTCCTCAAGCGAAGAGACGAAATGCTGCTCCTGCGCCTGCTGGAACTGCGCCTGCACGATCTGCTCTGCCTGCTTCTGGGCGATCTCCTGCACCATCGGCCCGAGAGCTTCCTCAGGATTGGTGAGGAACTTCTGGGCGAAGTCTGCCTTGTACTTCTGGTACTCGTACAGTGCGTGCTTGGCGTCGAGCGGCGCGTCGGCAGAGATGACCTCCCGGCCGTTCTCGTCCTTCACGAGATACTGCTTGTACGACTCACGCAGCGAGGGTGGGTTCCACCACTTACGCACCGCCTCTGCTGCGGTGGTCTTCTCGACCGGCTGCTGGGCGGCGGGCTGCTCTCGCTGGGAGGAGAGCCATCGCTCGAAGGGTTCTCGGTTTTGGAGGTACTGCTGGGCGTATGGGATGTACTGCTGGTATTGGGCAAGAGCTTCTGTAGCTGCTTTCTCGCGCTCCATTGATGCGTAGAGGCGGCGTGCAATCGCCACATCGTCCTGCCCCGTGAAGTCAGGGAGAGCCCGGAAGGCGTCCCACACCGTCTGCTGAGCCGGTGCAGGAGTCGCCGCAGGTGCAGCTTGCGGCGTCGAATGGGCACTGGCGGCACTCGTTTCCGGCGTGGAGGTGGACTCGGGAGCGCTGTCTACGATTGCATCGCTCTCAACAACGGCAGCATCTTCCAACATGGGTTCCTTCCCTATGGGTTCTTGGCCTAGCGAGACACAGGCAGGGCGTCAGCGAACGAAACCGGTCACCAGCCCGTCCTTCTGCAACCGTAAGAATGCGGCGTCGTCGGCGCTCTTGATACCCCCGTCGTTCACAGTTCTGTCATAGATGGCCGAGCGCGCCCTGTTGGCGGCCGCAATCTCGTCAGGCGACTTCGCCTTTCCGGCTTGCGGCCCGCCGGCCGTATGCACGAGCGTCTGCCCGACGACCTGCTCGACACCCTGGTCCCAAGCCGCGTCCTTCGCAACCGGCACGACGGCGTTCTTCACGACAGGCGCCACCCAGCCCTTACCGGCGATCTTGGCCCCAGTCATGGCGGCCTTCGTGGCGCCGGCCCCTGCGCCAGCCGCCTTCCATGCCGGCCCAATGCCAGGAATCAAGGCGCTCAGGTCCGCTTGACTGAAGGCCATGTCCAGGCCGGTCGACACCCACTTCGGCGGCGCCCACTCCGCTCCGAAGTTCTGCTTCGTCCACTGCTTCCATCGCTGGTCAGGGTTCGGAAGTTCCGCCTGACGCAGCTCTTCCCGCAACGCAAGCACCCGCTGCCGCACGTCACTGGGCGAGGCGCCGCCAGGAAGGTCGAGAATCATCGACGGAGACAGCGGCCTGTACCTGTTGAGTGCAAGCCGCTTGCCGGCCGCAGCCTTCAACGACTCTCCGGCGGAGCCAGTCTCGCCACTGGCCTGCATTCGGAGGAAATCCGGCACCACTTCCGAGAAATTCAGGTAGTTTCCGGCTGGAACGTCGGGGTTCGATGCGGCGTTTAGTGCGGCATTCCCCGCACCGGACTGATTCTGGTAGTTCGCCTGCCACCACGAGTCCCGCCACAGCGGGTTCATGTTGCTGCGATCCCAGTACTCAAGACCATCAGCCAGCTTGGGTGGCGTTTGCGGGCCGGATGCGCCCATGCCGTAGTGGTACGGGAGTGGAGCGTCTTTCGGCACCGACGCCACAAGCGACAGGAAGTCCACGTCACGCTGGTGGTTCTGGTAGTAGTCGGAGGTGGCTGGGTCCAGGAGGTAGACGGACTTGTCCCACCGCTCTTTCACTTCGGACGGCGACTTGCCCCTCCGCGCATACGCCTCGCGGGCTGCGGCCCTTTCTTCTGGGTTAGCCCAGCCGGAGGCGGGCTCGAGGTTGTCGTCAATCTGCCCGGCGTTGATGGCCTTCGCCAGGATCATCGCCGCCGCATCGTCTGCCGGCGTTCCAGGCTTGATGCCGTGACGGTTGTAGATGTCTTTCTGGATCGCGCTCGCGCGGAGCTTCTGCGGATCGCGCTCAGGGGCAGGCGGCGCGGCCGTCAGGTCGAGAAGCTCGTCGTCGGTGATGCCTTCGGCCATCGTCAGCGCCCCTTCAATCCATCGAGCAGCGAGCCTCTATCGCTATTCATGGCCCCCGCGCCGGTGGCAATAGCGGCCGGAACGAGCAGCGACTGCAAGATATTGCGGGCATCGCGGAACCGAACGTCCATCGGCGCCAAGTCCATACGACGCAGCGTTTTTGCGCCCGCTGGCGTAAAGGCCGTTGAAAGACCTGTTTCGTCTTGAACGAGAGTCCCTTTAGCCCCAGCGACGCTCTTGATACCCGGTACGGCCATAAAACTCCCTCACGGGGTTTATGGCCTGCGAGAGGCGCTACCGAGCCAGCAGATACAGCCCGATGTTGGAGAAGGCGTACCCGGCGTAGGCGATCCCCATGCCCACGTTGCCCCGAGAAATCTGCTCGCCAGCCACGTAGGCGTAGATGCAGCCCGTCACGATTATAAGCCAGCCGCTCATGAACCATCCTTCTCTTGTCGTCTAAGTTCAATCATCCTCCCAAGCAAGTCGCTGTAGCGTCACTTGGCCGGATGTTCAGGCAGCGGCATCCAGTGGGTCGGAGGGTTTACGTCGGGCTTGCAGACCAACGGGTCATGCCACTTTCCGTTGAGCAGATAGCCCTTGCCGATGTCCCGCCTACCCGCCCAACCAACCATCACAACCTCGTACTCGTCAGGCAGCCGCTCGCCCGCAGGAATCCAGCGTGGCATCATGGCCTCGATGTCGGCCGCCATGCGGTTCACGGCATCGACTGCCTCTTGCCCACCGTTTCGGAGGACGATATCGAGATTCTTCATGTGGCCCATCACGTCCGTCCCTTCGCTCAAGAGCGAATTAAAGGTTCCACGACACCCTCTCGGCATTTCGGGCAGTAGCAAAGCCGCGTCTTGTCGGTTCCCGGCCCGTTGTCTGATCCAACAACCAGCCAACCGACCACATCGCTGCCGGGATTGACCTTCACTCCGCAGGAGTCGCACTGAATCTCATGCAGCACCCTCCTGCC